CTAGAGGCTACATAATATGGGAACATCCACTAAAAACTTTTCCAATAAAGAGTTATCCTGTTCTTGCTGTGGTGAGAATGAGATGAATAAGGAGACATTGATAGCTCTACAGAGACTTAGAGATGCAATAGGTAAACCAATTTCTCTCTCGTCAGCTTATCGCTGTCCTACCTATAATGATAAGATAAGTTCTACAGGTAAGGAAGGCCCGCATACTACTGGAAAAGCAATAGATATATCTTGTAGCGGAAAGATGGCTCATGAGATTCTGAGCTTTGCTATGATACGTTCTAATACTTGGAAAGGAATTGGAATTAGTCAAAAAGGTAAACACAGTTCTCGTTTTATACATTTGGATACAATCGAATCAGATAATCGGCCCTGGATATGGAGTTACTAAAGATTAGTTTAGTATTCATAGCGATACTTATGTTGACTTCCTGTTCAACTGGAACTTCAACTTCTAATAAACTAGGTTACTGGGCTAGTAGCTATACTAAAAGTGCATCATTCTGGCAATGCGTAGAAATCTTTTCACCTCATCGAAATAAGGATTGTTAAAATGGCAGATAAAATTAAAAATCCATTTGATAAGTTTGTAAAGAAACTTGATCCCAAAACTAGAGAGAAGTTAAAGATTCTTTTCCAAGATCCATCTAAAAAAGTTATACCTATTAAAAAAATAGGGGAAAAGTCTACTAATAAAAAAATTCTACATGGTTATGGAGATAAATTAAAAATAGAAGCCTCTAGAACAGATCCTGATTTTAAAAAACTAACTCCAAAAGCTCAACAAAGGTATCTTGAATTTATGCATAAACAGATTAAGTTTAATCAACCTATGTCTGCTAAACAACTACAAATCCTAAAGGATACTGCACCTGGAGGTAAATATAATGTGGATAAAGTAGGAGGTTGGTTAGGTAAAAATCTTTCCTTTAGTGATAAATTAACAAAAGATTATATTCAGATAAGACGACTTAAAGTTATTAAAGAGGAACTTAGAAAACTAAATAGGGAAGAAAAAGCTGCGGGAAGAAAAGGTGATAAAATCAGAACAATTATAAAAGGTTTTAATAAACCTAAACGAGGTAAGTAGAAAGGATAATTATGACTAAAAGTGTAATGGGTGCGTTAATAGACGAAATGGCAGGAACAGGTGATTCTGCTGAAGGTAGAAAAAAACGAGCTTTAAAGAACAGAAAAAAAAATCTTAAAAGTGACCTTAGAGATTATATTAAATATGAAGGGGAACTTAAAAAAAGAGGAGTAAGTAAAAAAGATGCTATGCTAAAAATGAAGTTTCATGATAGATATATAAGTCCTAAAAAAATAGAAGCTAGAAGGAAGGAAGCTAAAAAATGGTACAAGATGGATTAGTTGATAAAGACTATTTTAAAGGTTTATTCAGTTCCTCTAAGAAATCTAAAGAGGCTTTGAAAATTAAAAAAGAAGATTAAGATATGGAAACAAATAAACTTAGTACACTATATGAAGCAGTAGCAGATGAGTTACTGGCTAAGATACAGTCAGGTGAAGCTAAACCTGCCGACCTTGCAGTTGCAGTTAGGTTCCTTAAAGATAATGATATAACTGCCCTACCAGTTAATGATAATGCTCTCCAACAACTAATGGAAAGTATGCCTTTTCCTAGTGAGAAAGATATAGCAAAAGGTAAAACCTCTTTCAATTGTTAAACTATGTATGAAGAACTTAAAATAGGAAATATACCTGGAGGTAAAAAGGGTACAGTAGGAGAAAAAATATATCCGTTCCCTGAAACTAATTGGGATACATTTGGAGGAGAAGGGGATAGAGGAGAAGATAGCTGGAAGTTTCCAATGGAAATTAAAAAACCTACATTAGATAATTCTAAACCTCCAATACCACAACAGAATTATGAAGGATATTATGAGATCAATGAAGATCCATTAATCCGAAGAAAAAACTTACTAACTAAGGCACAAAATATTAAAGGTAAACTCATACTCTCTGAAGAGAATAGAAATACTACTACATATCATAATGGTGTGACATATAGAGATCCAATAACCTTGTATCATGGAACTACTTGGAATAAGAAAGATCATTTTGAACTGACTAAGAGACAGAAAAAAGAATATGGACATTGGGGAAGTGGTAATTACTTTGTATCTGAAATTGGAGATGCAGTTCCCTATCCTACAAGTAGAAATGATGAAATGAAAGAAGTTATACCTACTGATCTACAAAAAGTAAGACAGAAAGGTATGGAACATAAACCTCAAGTACTCCAGGTACATCTAGCACCTAGAAAACCTCTCAAAACTACTAGATATAATAATGATATTGTACATATAAAAGATCCTAAAGATTATAATAAGGTTTTAGAAGCTACTAGAGACTTGATTGTGAAGAATAGTAAGAAGAAAAGAGGGGATAGAGATATGACTCTAGAAAATTTTGATAGAAAAATTAAAACTACGATAGAACATGCTTTTGATTTAGGTACTCTCTCTGATAGGTACAATATGTCCTCTCCTACAGAAGGTGATCCTGTGGGTTCAATGTTTGGGGAAAAGGAACTACAAAAAAGTCAGTCTGAAAATAGATCTCCAGAATATATAGGTCAATTAGATGTAGAGGAACTGTCTGAATACATACCTTCACAGGACTTTTCAGAGATAGCAAAGGCAGCAGGATATACTGCTACGCTTATTAAATATAAAGAGAACTTCCTTCAAGGAAGGTTTCCTACTGATACTGATCCAGATCACTTTTATGAAGTAATTCTATATAATACTGTATAAAAATAATGTAATATGGCTTATTCAGATAAGGTAATAGAACATTATGAACAACCTAGAAACATTGGTAGCATGGGGATTACTAGCTCTGTTGGTACTGGGCTTGTGGGTGCTCCTGAGTGTGGAGATGTTATGAAACTCCAGATAAAGGTGGTTGATAATAAGATAGTGGATGCTAAATTCAAAACATTCGGCTGTGGTTCTGCTATAGCATCCTCATCACTAGCAACTGAATGGGTAAAAGGTAAAACAATAGAGGAAGCTCAGACAATTAGGAATACTGATATAGTAAAAGAGCTATCATTACCACCAGTAAAAATACATTGTTCTGTCCTTGCTGAAGATGCAATTAAGGCTGCTATTGCAGATTACCTTAGTCATTGATTTAATTATATTTGTTTAATTAACTCCCCTTATAGTATAGGGGAGGGTTAAACATATATAACAATGGAAGGATGAATACAATGAAATATATATTATTAATAATAATTATTATACTGATTTTACCTTACCACTCTTTTAGTAATGAGTATATTATTATAAGAGTATGTAAAGCTATAAGTGGTTGTGCAGTTAATACGAAAACTGGAGAGTGTCCTACATGTGTAGATAAGAGAATTCCTATACATTTGATGATAAATAAAAAGATAAACTATGATTATGATAATGATTATAATCAACCTATTCTAAATTTTGTACCTTTAGAACAACTATGTACAACATGTTATTGGAGAAAATGATATGTGTAAATGTAAAGATTGTAAATGTAATCCATGTAGATGTAAGTAATGGATAATAAGTTAAAAGACTTTCGTAATTTCCTTTTTATCTGTTGGAAACATCTAAACCTACCAGATCCTACCCCTGTGCAATACGATATTGCAACCTTCCTACAGAACAAACCTAAACGTGGAGTGATAGAGGCTTTTCGTGGAGTGGGGAAAAGCTATATCACATCTGCCTTCGTTTGTCATACCCTCCTTCTTGATCCTCAAATGAAAGTTCTAGTTGTAAGTGCTTCCAAAGTTAGATCGGATGACTTCTCAACCTTTACACAAAGACTTATACACGAAATACCTATCCTACAACACCTTAGATCCTCTGAAGGTCAGAGACAATCAAAAGTATCATTCGATGTAGGGCCAGCATTAGCTTCACATTCTCCATCAGTGAAAAGTGTCGGCATAACAGGACAGTTGGCAGGTAGTAGAGCAGATCTTATCGTGGCAGATGATGTGGAGGTTCCTAATAACTCCATGACTCAATCAATGAGAGATAAACTGTCAGAAGCAGTTAAAGAGTTCGATGCTATTCTTAAACCTAATGGGTCTATTATTTATCTTGGTACTCCACAGACAGAGATGTCTCTGTATGAAACTCTACCTGAGAGAGGCTATACAGTACAAATATGGCCTAGTAGATACCCTACCAATGAACAGATAATAAGATATGAAAATAAGTTAGCACCTTTTATACGAAATAAGAAAGCTAAAGTAGGTGAACCAACTGATCCATTGAGATTTGATGATGAAGATCTTACTGAGAGAGAACTTTCCTATGGTAGATCAGGATTTAATCTACAGTTCCAATTAGATACTTCACTTAGTGATGCTG